CATCTACGTTCTCCACCGTGTCTAGGTAAGCGTTCACGACATAGGCAGCATCCTTCAGAGACGTAGTCGTAAAGTTGGCGATAGGCTTGTTGGAAACGTCGCCGTACACTAGGGTTGTGAACACGGACATCTTTTATGATTGAATGAAGACGTATAATCTTTAAACCTTGTTTTTTCGTTTAAAATGTTCGCACGTCTTAGGAGTAATGAGTCGGGGTTGGCAAATAGATCCGCCTGCTAAAATTCATACGAACATACTGTTTGGTCCCGGACTGTACTTGAATCCGGGATTTGTCAAGGCCCACAGTATTACCCATGTTGTGAATTGTGCCTTTGATAAAGACAGTCCACTATGGTTTCGTACTAAGAATCCGGGTAAGTATATGTGTCTCGAAGCGCTGGACAGTACAGACGAAAATATTCTGAAATGGTATCCAAAATTTGAACAAACTATGAATACCTTTTTACGTAGTCCCGAGTCGGGTAATATTTATGTTCATTGCCAGTGTGGAGTGAACCGGTCTGGGTTCTTGGCTTTGTTGTTTGTGTGTAAGAAGTTCGGCTACTCGTTTGAACTCGCATCATCGGCTATCCTGAAACAGCGCCCATGTGCCCTGACGAATCAAGCATATAAGCGCCAAGTAAAATCACATTTAGAACACAATGGCAGACCTCGGCAAGAACTCGCTGTGGAGTGATTTATCAAATGGGGCATCCAATGTCCAAACCGATCTTATGGGTCCAGCGTACAGTTATGCAGATCATATCCAACAACCTGGTGATTTAGGTGTTGGTTCTTCCCCTACCTTTGATCAGCTTGGGAAGAATACGAGTGCAGTCGGTACATATGTGGGCAATATGATTAGTGGCGGTCCGCCAGGTAATCAGTTTTTTGTCAATACTGGTGGGACGTGTACGGCTCCAGACGGATCACTGCAGGCTCGGCACAATTATATCAACAATGTGGCATCAGGGTTAATTCCCGGTGTCATAGGAGACATCCAAGGTCTCAATCCTATGTACTTATTGAACTCATTGACAACGGATTCATCGCCATCGTGTGCATGTTATCAGTGCCCGGTTTCATCAGGAGGAGCTTACAAATTCCTAACTCCTAGTTTATCACCTGACTTTAACCCAAATGTTTGTCGAGTAGTCGACTCAGCCAACTGTCCTCGGGTTGCTACGACCGAAAGCTTTACGAACCCAGGTACGGTTTTTTCACTTATAATTGCAGGTGTTGCGGTGGGTGCCATCCTCTTACTCCGCAAATGAGTTTAAGGGAGAGTCAATTCAACAACAATAATGGACAATATCTTTCGGATAAAGCGACAGCGAGACACAACGTTGTCTAAGAAGGCAGACGTTGTGTCTGGTACCCTGGATTCAGTTCATCAATCCATTGTCACGGGAATACGCGATGAAACCACCAATATTTGCGAGTTGCGTACTCACGTTTCAAATATCGGGACAGAACTTGAAACTCTGGATAAGTCGTCTGAACTCAACGATATCCTGAAAGCATCAAAGCTTCGCGACGAAATGAAGGATATTCAAACTAGGTTAGAGCAAGCGAATCCACTCACAGATTATTACCTGAAAAATGCCGACATCATGCTGAAATATTACGGATCAGGAGAAAAGGTTCAGCATACGTCTGTTCCTGCTGACCAAAATACATTCGTAAAGTATTTATCTCAAACTGTGTCGGAGACAGTCGCTCCATCCAAGAAGAAGTTATTTGACGAGTTTGCGACTCGAATGAAACTGAATACTGGAGAACCCGCAGACGTGAAGAAGGCTGTGACAGAACATTGCGACAAGTGTAATATTGCCCGCGAAGAATCGTCCGATGAAGGTATTTTGATTTGTCCATTATGTGGGTCGGAAGAGTACATGCTGGTAGTGTCCGACCAACCGTCATTCCGCGATCCTCCAAAGGAACGGAATAATTACGCGTACAAAAAAATCAATCACCTGAACGAAATTTTGAATCAGTTTCAAGCAAAAGAATCCACCATAATTCCCAATGAAGTCATGAACGAAGTTGTGCTGGAAATCAAGAAGCGACGTATTCAGAACGTAGCAGAGTTAACCGAGAAAGATATGCGCGAGATTTTAAAGAAGCTGAATCGATCAAAGTACTATGAGCATGCGACGCATATTATTTCACGTTTGAACGGTAACCCTCCTCCAACCATTACGCCTGAAATTGAAGAAAAAATAAGGGCTATGTTCCAGGAAATCCAGGCGCCGTTTTTATTGTACTGTCCCGATGACCGAACGAATTTCCTATCCTATTCATACATTCTCTATAAGTTCTTTGAACTCCTAGAGTTAGATGAGTACAAGGTATATTTTCCACTCCTCAAAAGTCGTGATCGCTTAATTGCTCACGATTTCATTTGGCAGAAGATTTGTGATTATTTAAAGTGGGAATTTATACGATCGGTTTGAGAGACGACCACCGTTTCATCCACTTCAGCTGAGTATTGAACTGTAGCCGTCTGCTTACAACTGAGTTAGGTCGTGAGAACCCGTAATCTCCGTCATTTCCGTTATTGCAAAATAAGGGTGCCGTGCATGTCCATCCGTACGATTCAATGATAGGAACTGATTCTCCCACCAATTTAGCGCCCTCGTTGTAATGATTGTGCTGAAGTTCTACAATTAACTGATCGGCCTTTGCGAACGTAGATGCTCCACCAGCAATCACATCTAATTCAGCGCCCTGAACGTCAATTTTCACGAAATCGGGAAGCGGAAATCCTCGTTGCTTGACAATCGTATCCAGCTTTGCTGTCGTTTTCATAACGTACCCATCATCTGGAAAGTACTCTGCGCTTCTACGGTTCCCAATTTCGCGATAATATGAGTTTCCACCAGGTTGTGTATCGTTCTGGTAAAATTTCACCTCTTTGCCGTCTGTATCACTCAGGACGCCAATGTGGTAATCGTATCCGGCATACATGAACTCTGCAGGCGCAAACGCATCAAACAGAATGATCTTAGCATCTGGCCAAAGTTTCTTCGCTTCTTTTGTCCAGTGAAGAACACACGCTCCAATATCGTAGATAACTTTGGGTTCGAATCCCGCCATTTTTAGCGAGTAGAGATAGTTCAGGTGTTTTATCTCCAACGGAATCGCAGAACTTAAATATTCAAGGTATTCGCGACTCATTTATATTGGGTAAGAATTTAATGGACCGCGCGCCAAACTAGCTTGTGCGTCAGCATCCACACGACGGCAAACACAACGGCATGGACCATGGCGACCGTCGTGCGCGAACCACCGGAAGGTACGGTGAGAAGAACACCCGGCGTTAGAACGAAGAAAAGGGCAGCAACGTACAGGGCCATCAACATCTTTATATACTTTTGTATGGGATAAAAATTAAATGAGCGGGATGCCTACCGGAACACAATTAGATCAGACAAATATTCCTCGTCGTTTTCGAATTGCACCACTTCTTCCTAACCCTGATGTAAAAAAGTTCGGCCCAACAACCGTTCGCCGTGGCAGGGGCGGAAAGAAACGCAAGAATCGTGGACGTAAAACTCGTCGTCGCCATCGCACGTAAATGCTAGGGCTTTCACATTATTTTCTGAAACAAGAACATATCAATGATTGCACGTTGGGGGTATCATCTCATCGTAGATGCTGCCAACTGTGTTCCTAGCTCCATCCGTTGTGCTCGTAATATTGAACAGTTCACCCACACTCTTGTCAAACGCATTGATATGGTTGCGTACGGCAAACCCCAAATCGTAATGTTCGGAACAGGCAATAAAAAGGGATACACACTTGTTCAGCTTATTGAAACGTCGAATATTACCGCTCATTTTGTCGAGGAGTCGAACGATATGTACCTAGATGTATTTTCCTGCAAGCAGTTCGATCCGTCTGTTGTAGAAGCGGTGCTGAACAAGCACTTCCTGCCCCAGAACGTGAAGACTCGATACCTTGAGCGTCAGGCGGAACACAAGGATGAGGCAGGATGGTAAAAAATGGGCTGGACGTCTCCGTCCTAGCCTGTGTGTGTTCACGCCATCTTGACCTTCTCCAGGTCTTTGGCGTGCTTGCGGATGCTCGCCATCTGCTTGTCGAGGTTCTTCTTCTCCTCGACCAGTTTCTTGTGCTCTTTCCAGTCCTTGGCCATTTCGGCCATATCAATGTGCTTCTGCACATCGAAACGGTGCATCTCGAACATCTCGAAGTGCTCGGACTTCATGTAGTTCTTGGCATGCACGCTACGTATCTTCTCCCACCAAACTTTACTCTGCTCGAGGTGAGCAATGAAGTCCGCAGCCGCGGACTCATTCTCGACCTCCTTCTTCTTGATTGAAATCTGGTGAAGAACCTTGGATGCCTCCTCGCGGAGGTGAAGGCTCTCCTCGCCGAGCCCCTTGAGCTCGTCGTCCGTCAGCCCACGCGTTGGTGGCTTGTATGGCCAGCAAAGTGTAGGGTTTATGGTGCGCATCATATCGATCGTTGACGTCATGATGCGAATAGTAGACTCATCCAAATTAGGATAATCAATTCCGTTTTTAATATGCGTCCGTACCCTCGGGGCAGGTCTGGTGAGGATCACCCACAGGCACGCAGTCACCCGATGGGCACTGGCGGTACCCTTGAGGGCAAGGAGGATTGACTTTCGTATTTGGGTTGCTGAATCCTTCAAACTTGGGAAGGACATAGCGCACACATAACCAAATGCCCAGGCCAATCACCACAAGGTACAGAATACGATTCCTTGATAACATTTATTCTATACTACGCTAATTTCCAAACGTAGTAAGGTCGGAGTTTGGCACCTTCGTAATAGAATGCCCCTTCGTACTTCAATTCAGGATACGTGTCTTCAACATGATCTTTCATGCGTTGGATGAAAGGAGAGTCTGGCCGATCTTCAATGTACAGAACAATATGTCCTTTCTCCTCAAGGTGTTTGACTGACTTCTTGAAGAGTGGAACCATAAACTCTTCCATGAAATGATCAACTGAATCCCATCCCACCATCTTGTTGTACTTTTCAACAGTGTAGAATGGGGGGCTGGTAAATACCAAATCGTATTGTCCCGAAATACGTACGGACTGAAACTTACCATCCTTTACACGGTACTTCTCTGGATCTGCGCCAGTATCTTTAATGATAGCCTTGTATGCAGGTTGCATACTTGAATTGGAATCAACACCCAAGTACTCGCATCCGTAATCGATTGCGCATCGTAACCGATCACCCCATCCAGCGGTAGGATCTAGCCATTTCTTAGGCTTAAATATCTTCAAAACTTGCATTCCTACTTCGTAAGGATACAGAGTACACATCTTCACCTTCTTTTCAAGTTGGCGAAGCGTTAGATCGGGATTCTCTTTCCACACATCGAGTGGAGCAGGGTTATCTCCAAAACGACAAGCCAACCTTTGCTTTAAGGAATACTTGTCGGTCAGGTCATTGATGTCCCAGTTTCTTGATTTTGGTATAATTAAACGTTTTCCACGAAACGTCTCCATTATTCTTTAAGGAGAGGATTCCGAAGGTTCAGGAACACGACCATCTGTCGTGTAGGTCGGATGGCCGACTGGAATGCAGTCCCCCTTGTCAATACCCGTTGGGTCCGTTCCAGGCGCGTATCCGTTCGGGCACACAGGTCCAAAGTTACCAAATGTCTCAATGTATCCTTTGATGTTGTGCCAGTAGAAACGCATGACCAGTGTTGTCACAACTGCAAACAGGGCAGTGTGAACCAGTAACACCGTACGGCGCGAGGCGGTCTTCGACGGTAGAGTCACAAGCACACCGGGAATAAAGACTACAAACAGCAGGGCTGATAACAGAGAACTCACTAAGTCCATTTATTATATTACATAAATGATTTCTTCACCCAGTTGCGATCGGCCTTGAATGTACGAGACCGACCCTTGGATGAACGCTTGGTATACGTAGCAACCGCATTCAGCTTACGGAACGTAGACAGCGCGCCGTAGCGTTTGACTGCCTTCTTTAGCGCTCCATGACGAGCAGTCTTGCTCTTGGTTGCCGAGTACCCTACCTTCGCTAGCTTGCCCTCTTTCAGCGGACCAATACCTGGGCCATGCTTCGTCTGCCACTTGGTGCGACGAGTACGACGACGGCCAGCGACGTGATTTGACGCAAGGGTAGCAAGTCCATCTCCGCCGACCGCTACACGCGCAAACGAAGGGCTCGACTGACTCGCATTGTAA